CTGACTTCTCTGCAAGATTAAATTGCATCTTTCTAAGTCTTATTTTCATGTCTGCTCTTCCTTTTGTCAGAAATTCGGAATAACTCTTACGAATAAGACTTTCATCACACCCAAAAAAGTCTGCTATCTCTACATTGGTACACCCATAAGAAGCTAATTTTTCTACTTCTTCTGTGTCTATGTCGTATTTTATTGGTCTTGCCATTAATGGATTGTTTTATTTGGATTTAATATTTCCATGTCCTCTGTATTATGATTTTTAACTAAATAATCGTTTGCTTCCTGTTCTGTTTCAAAACCAGATACTTGAATAACAGCAGAATATCCACCATAAACATCTGGTATTGTCAAAAATAATTTTTTTAATTCATCTTCCATGCGATATTTATATGCTAAAATTCATTTTTTCCATAGCTTCTTTTGTTATTTCACCTTGTTTATACTTTAACAGGATATCTTGATCATCATCATTCATAGTTTTTATTCCTTTTTGCCATAATTTTAAGTTTCTAAATTGATCTTTTTGAACAATACCAAAAGATGTACCTTCTTTTTTTTCTGGTAATAATTCCTCCGTCCAACCCTCAGCATTTAACCAAGAACTAAAATGTGGTAAAAACGTGACATCTTCCAAGCTATTTGCCTTCGCATTAAACTTTTCTATGAGAATGTTGGGTTCTATTTTGCCGTGCAGTTTGATGTATGCTTTAAGACCTTTTGCTTTTGTTCCACGTTTTATTTTTAACTTAGACCATATATCATCAAAAGCATCATTAATTATTTTATTATTATTATTACTATGATTATTATTATGACTATAACTGCTTTGCGTTCGCATATGCGTTTGTGATGCGTTCGCATTAGACCATCTTTTTTCTGCGGCTTCTTTAGCTTTACCAGATTTCTCTATAACCCATTCAAATTCTTCTTTTTGAGCTTTGGAGAAGTATCCGTTTTCATCTTCTTTGAAGTATGTTTCTAGTATGTAGTTTATATCCTCCTCTTGGGCGTTTTGAACTATGCGTTTTATTCTTGATATATCTTTAGGTAAATATGCTTCATTCTTCCATGCGTAGCATAGTAATCTAAAGTAAATACCTATTTCTTCGTTTGTAAGGTTTACTGTGTCAGCGATAAAATTATCGGTGCTAATTCCCATCTTCCATATTTTCGTCATTTTTTTCTCCATTTTTTTTTATTTCTTTTTTATAACCATGTATTTTATTTGTGCTAGTTTCTAAAATAATATGATTAAAACAGCGAATACAAGCGTATTTAAACATATTATCTTTAATGTAACCACCAGCCTTAATTCCATCAACTTCATAAGCAACAACAGAATTAAGACCGATCATATTAGTTAATAAATATTGCTTGTTACAATAAACACAACAATTAGATTCCCCAAATTTCATGTCTTTGCTCCAATAGTTCAGCACTGTTCCACGTCCAATCATCTAATTTAGGCACTATTAAATGCTTCATATCATCTGGTTCATTACACGCATTAAAGATATTAGCACAACTCATTAGGTGCATTTCTATTTCTTTCAAATACTTAGCGTTAGGTACAAAATCAACAAATTCACATCTCTTAGGCGTACAAATTAAAAGTTTAATTTCAACAGGCTTATCAAACTTTTCCTTCATAGCTTTGCCATAAATAGCCATCTGAAGCATATCATCATGTGTAGGCATAAACTTGGCTTTTGTTTTAAGATCAATAATTAATATTTTTTCTTCGTATTCAAAAACAAAATCAGTAAACCCATAAAAAGGTATATCTAAAATATTTGTATCTATACGACCTTGAAAAGATAAAAAATGATCTTTGAGAGGTGCTAGTTGTTCAAAGCATTGTTCAACCATTGGTGCAATCATATCATGTTGCTTATCATCTTCTTCTTCCAATAAAGCTGTAGCTGATTTGTAGTAAGTAATGGCTTTTTCAAAACATTCTTCAACAGTAGCGTTATTAGTAAATAAATGATTTAGGCCAAACTCTACTGCTGTACCTCGTTCCATTGCGTGATTTGAGGTTGTAGGATAACCATAAATATAGCGTAAGACAAATTGTGCTGGGTTATTCTTCCAAGTCTTGATCTTACTTGCAGAAAATGGAAGCATATCTTTTTCTAATTTAAACTTTGTAAATATTTCTGGGTTAATCATACCAATAACTCTCCTTGTCTTGAATCTAATGGTTTCCAATTATAATAATAAAGTTTTTTTGGCTCTCCAGTAAATTTATCTGTTACAATCGTCGTTTTAATTGGATTGTCTAATTGATTAAAAGCAACAATCATTTTTTCACTTTTATATTTAATTTCTAAATCTTTTTTCTGAAAACTAGCCTTGTTTACATAGCGTTCATGTATTGGTGCTAAATTACCGAATAGTGTTGTTATCTTTTTTGTTATCATTGTTTTCTCCTAAATATTTTTTCATTATATAATTTAAAATCTTGGCTGAACTAAGTCCAGCAATACCGACTTCCTTTTCTACTTTTTGTTTTGTTTGGGCATATGATACCTTATCTAATTCAAGTATGAATCGTTGCGGCACATAACCTCTAACTGGTTTTGGCATTTTTCATTCTCCTTTGTACTATTTCTTTTAGTTTATCTTTTTGTTTATTAATTACAGAACTGTCAGAATGACACGATCTGCATAGAGGAATGAGATTTGAAATTTTATCTCTCAATCCTTTAGGATCGCCGCCTAAGCCGCGACCCTGTATGTGATGAATATCAATCCAAACATTTTTATTACAGTACCAACACAGTTCAGCATAACTATCAGCTTCAGTATAGCCATAGTATTTCATAAACATTCGTTGGTACTTCTTCACTAAATGTCTGGTGATTGATTGAACTCTTCATCTTTGAGTTCTAGTTTTAGATTTAACGTACCATCATCATTTCCATTTTCATCTTTATTTTTCCATAATGCGGCTGAATAAAGTCTTTCTGGGTCAAGTACAATTTTTTGTTTTATTTGTACTTTGCTGTTTTGATAAACAGGTTGATTATCTCCTTCAACTTTTTTATCATTCTTAAATAATTTTATATAAGTTTTCATATATCTAATTTACTTTCTTTTATTATTTGTTTAGGTTCTGTTTGAACCACCTTCGGCTTATCCGAATTTCTTGCAACTAATCCCACAGCAGAATTGCCATCATCATCACTAGCTAATCCATACAAAGATTGTAATCCATAGCGTTTTGCGTAAGTAATAGCCGATCCAAGAGCGTGACAGTTGTTTTTATCCCTATCATTAATTAAAACAGGAACAGTACATTCTAAAGTTTCTTTATCTTGAATATGAGATACGATTGTTTTAACAAAAATATCTCTATGTAATTCTTGATATTTAACTTCAGCACCATTTTCTGTTTTAATTCTTTCAAGAATAATATTTTTATATTCTAGTAGCTGAGTAAATGACAATCCAAATTCAGCACCATGATTTACTGCATTAATTACACTTGTTAAATCAGCGTAATCATTTTTAAAAAAATCATTTTTTTTATTCTTAATTGCAGTAACATTCATCTCTTGAAACATTGTTAATGCTTCTTTCAATGTCTTAGGGTTTTCTTTTGCGTTCATATTTTTTTCTCCTATTTCAGAATAGAATAATCTCTATTCGTCATACATTCTTTTATCACTTTTTCCTCGTGATAACCATACTGAAAGCCACTCATTTGACTTTGTGCAGTAAACCGACATTCTTGTAAATCGCCATAAAAGTTTTTAGCTTGTGAACCTTTAGGGTCATAGACAGGCATATAAGAACAGCTTGTCATAGCCATAAACATTAAGATCATAACTCCCCAGAAAAATAATTTATACCAATTAAAAGGCTTTTCATATTTTCTAAAAGCTCTAACTGATTTTCTAGTTCTAGCGTCATAACCAATTACAGGGTCTTGCGTATATATTTTAAACTTTGTCATTTTCAAAACTCAGTTTAGGTTTATATGTAACAACAAACTTTGAGAGTCTTGGTTGTTTTTTATAAACTTTTTTTATTTCTCTTTTTTTCATTTCGCCTGTAATACCTTTT